ATAAGGATTCTTATAAACATCATATCTGCTGTTCATTTGTCCCATTTTCTGGATACCAAAAGCAAACTTTTGTTTAGAAGCATCACCGTCAGCGTTTGAAGCAAATCCTGGGATTGATTCAATAACTGTAGCAACTGATGGAGAAATTACCATAAAGTTAGCACCACCTCTAAGAGTTTTCTGGTGAATCTTGTTAGATACTTTCTGTAATTTAGTTCCTAATGTTTGGAACCATTGTCCTTGTGAGTTAAAGAAACCTAAATCATCAAATCCAGTTCTTCCTGAGTTTAGTGATTGGTTGTTTTTAGCACTCCAGTACTCATCAGCAGCTGATGCATCTTGGATTAACATATCTAGAATCTCTAAATCAATTTCTAATGAAATGTACTCACTCATAATAGATGTTAATTCTGCTTCAGCATCTAGTGCTTGATATGCATTTAAATCTTGAGCAAATTCTGGTGTCCACTGTGCTTTTAACTTTCTAGTTTTAGCAACAATAGCTTCAGATTTCATTTTCACATCGATTTGTGGAATAGCTAACATATCAGCAGATGTAGACTCAGCATTTGGTCTACCACCTCCAGCAACATCTTCGAAATCACCTCTTGCGTTATCGACTGGTTGTTTGTTGAAAAGAACATATACTTTTCCTCCGTTTTCTGGAACATCAGCAGTACCAATTCCACCTTCAACTACGAAATAGATCTTATCTTGACCTGCATCATATTCAGTGTATTTTGGTAATAATTTAGCACCTGAAGTAGCATCCCAATCAGAACCTGAAGAGATAGCGATTGCTCTAACTCCTTTTTTATCAACATCTGATAAATCAGAAGCATCGATAGAAACAGAAGTATAAACATCACCAGCAGAGATAGAAGCTGATAATTCAGCAGCAAAATCTACTTGTGACCATTCAGCAGCACCTGCTACACAATCAACTGATGATGAGAATTGGTTAATAGAGTAACCAAATCTTCCAGCACCATAAAGACCATCTGAAGGATCTGCGTTTGGACCTGGGTTTGTGTTACCGTACATAGAAGCTGGGCTTGAATAAGCTGCTCCACCTGGACCAAAGTTTAATTCTTTATCTTGTCCATATTGGAAATCTAGGAAAAATACTAGACCAGAAGGTAAATTCATAGGTTGAACAGAAACAAATTCTTTAGCAGAAATTTGTCCAAATACTTTTCTTACTAATGGTAAAGCAACGCCTGCCCATTGAGCACCAGCACCAACTTGGAAAGTTCCACCAGTACCAGTAGTATTATTTGATTGTTCAACAACTAATTGTTTAGCTTGATTTTCAAGAATCATACTCATGTTGTTCTTGTTTACTTCGCTATCGAATCCTTCTAATAGTCCTGTTTTTTCCCACTTGCCTGCTAATCTAGCAGCATCACTCTGTAGGTTTTTCCAGTTACCTGCTGAGCTTTCTAAAAGTGAATTTAATTGTGACATTTTTAGTTATTTTTAGTTGTTATTATTAATTATTTTATACCTGCCAATTTCTTGAATCTAGCCACCATTGGGTCAGCTTCAATAATTGGTTTTTTCGTGTTAATTGATTTTGATACTCTTGAAGCAGCACCTAAAGATTCTACTATTGGTGATTTTTTCTTAGCTTTTAAGCCTTCGCTTAAAGTTTCGAATACCAATTTTGTTTCTTTTATAGTACTTGCTTTATCAAAAGCACTTAATACTTTAACTTTTTGACTTTCAGTCAAAGTTTTTGCTTTGAAAATCTTGTTAGTATATAACAATTTTCCATTGAGCAAATTAACTTCGTTTAAATCAGATTTTAAAGATTTAATAGTTGAATATGCTTCTTTAAGCTCTTCTTCCATTTGTTCTTTTACCTTGTAAACTTCAGCTAATGAAGAATCTTCTTCAGCTTTAGCTTCATCTAATTCTACTTCTTTAACTTCTTCGTCTTCTGAAATTTCAACGTCTACTTCTGTATCGTCTACTATTTCTTCTGTTTCGTCTTCTTCTTCGAAATTATCGCCTGCTTCCAAATCGCCTGAAGCAACCATATCTGCAATTACGTCTTCGATGAATCCTTTAAGGTCGTCATCTGACATATCATCCAAGTCGAGTTCTTCTTCGTCCTTGTCTTCGTCAGCGTCTTCTTCTCCGTCAATGTAGCCTTCTTCCTCTTTACGAGTGGCTTCATCTTCTTTGATTTCATCCTTATCTTCTTCGTCTAATTCGATTTCTGCTAAGATTTCATCTAGATTGATTTCTTCATCTAAATCTTCTTCCATAGGTTTAACGTCATATTCAGTCTCATATTCTGGAGTATCTGGTTTGTCGTCTCTCATATCCTTGTTTTTCTTCAGCATTTCATCTACTACTTCTTTTTCTTCGTCTAATTCCATTTCTTCTAACTTTGTAGCTAGCATTTCTTTTAGTCGAGGAGTAAAAGCTTCTTCGAGTGCTGCCTTAGCATTTGCGATAGCGGTTTCTTTTACGGTTTTGGCGTCAGCGATAGCTTCTTTGAGAATGTCTCTTTTTGCCATTATCCTAAAATTTAATTGTTTGGGAAATACGTTTATT